ATGAAACTTTATATGCAACCTTGCCAGCTCGCAGAGCTGGCAAGGGGAGTTATTATTTGCCCATAAGCTTCACCTCCTAATACTATGTATAACCGCATTTTTTTATTTTTAAAATTACGGCAGCTACAGCTTGACAGCAGCTCGAGCATCTTATATTGATGGGATATTAATAACCGCTGCAGCGTCTAAGCAGCATCAACAGGAAGGCAAAAAATGACGGAAAAAACTATTGATTTCAAAGAGCTCACAAAGGGCACTGAGATCAAATCTAATCAATTGGGCCAGGAAGTGAGCGGCTTGCTGCTCGAGTCTCCTAAGATAGGTAAGGGCCTTAAAAAAATAGTACTAATCTACACTAGAGCTTCAGACATCGGGCTGCACGATGAGTCAGGCAGCGTCTACAGCTCTCAAATTACAAAGGCCAGAATTAACCTGGTCGATGCGGATGGAACAAAAAAGACAGAATGGAGGAAGGTAACTAATGCCCCTGCTCAATTATTATAGTCAGACCAAAATGGCCAAGGGTGAGCGGTTCGGATACAAAACAGCCATTCTTCATTTGGCCCCGTTCAAGCTGAGCGGAAAAAATGTTTGTCCAAAAGCTACTGAAGGGCCAGGGGGCTGCGTTGCTCCTTGCCTGAATACTTCAGGCCGTGGACAAATGAACAGTGTACAAAGAGCTCGAGTCAATAAGACCAATTATTTTTGGAAAAATAGGAGCGGTTTTCTGTGGGAGCTCTCAAGGGAAATCGAACAGCTTAAAAAGCGGGCTAGATCTCAGGGCTTCAAATTTGCAGTCAGACTTAATGGAACTAGTGATTTAAGCTTCGAACGCTTCAAGGTCACCGGTGATCAGACTCTGATGGATCTCCATCCGGATGTACAGTTTTATGATTATACAAAAGTTTACAACAGGCTTGATCATAAAATTAAAAACTTTCATTTGACTTTTAGCCATAGCGGTAAAAATGATATTGAATGCAGGAAGGCAGCAGCGCAAGGAGTCAACGTTGCATATGTGTTTAAAGACAAGCTACCTAAAAAATTCAATGGCTTAAAAGTCATTAATGGAGATAAACACGACCTAAGGTTCAAGGATCCGTCAGGCGTGATAGTTGGTTTAGTTGCTAAGGGTCTAGGGCGTAAAGTTGAAAATGATGGCTTTATAAAATCATATGCCTAGATGGTATCATAAACTAATTGCAGGTTTTCTATTATGCTTAATGAATAGACCGTTTATTGTTCTAGGCGGTCTATTCCTGCTAACTCTCATATTTTGAGCTGACCCAAAATGAACAGTATGTTTATTGTTTTTATATCTTATCATTATAAGATACTCTGTATCTATTAACAAAAAACAAGGAGTAAAAATGATAGATAAAAAAGCAATACAAAAAAGCGCTTTTAAACTAATCAATAAGAACTTAAATGTTTTTATGTTTAATGCGCTAATGAGTAAAAAAGAATATAAGATGAACGAGTTTTTATATTCTTTATTAAAAGAACGATTAATTGCGGAGTTAAAAGACAGCAATAATTATATTTCTTTTAAGAACCAAAAAATAACAGGTACTAGAGGCGTGTTTGATTATTCAGCAAGTTTGAAAGAAGTAGAAAAAAACTTGTTTGATGTTAAGGCGCTAAGGGACAATGACCCTAAGTTATATCAGTCATTATTCAGTCAGTACAATAAACAGTCTGTTGCAAGTGTAATACAGGCAGATTTAAAACGTGTTAAATAAATTAAAAAAATTATTTAACAAATACTTCAGGCGCAACAAAGCGCCTGAAGTGCTAAAAATAAAACCATTATCAAAAATAAATGGAACTCGTAAAAAGTTATAAAGGTTATACAATAACGATTAACGGCGCTAAGGTTAGCGCCGTTAATGGTACAGACTTTATAATTTTATCAATACAAAAAATAAAAAATAAATCTAATAAGTATATTAATAATTTTATATATAGAGCTATTAATCACCGCATTAAATACCTAGACCAACAGACACAATAGAGATACTAACCAAAAACCAAAATGCAAACAACCACAGGTTGCAAACTGTGGGTTTTTTAGTTATGTAACTTACACAGACGTGTAAACTTGCAACAAATATAAACGTAGTGTACTCTAAAACAAATAGGGGGCCCAAAAAAGGGGGCCCAATAAAACCTCGAATTTATGACAGACAAACAATTGTTAACCACTGATCAGCTACGCTTGAGGCTCGAAAAGACTTGGTTACATCATATTAAACTATGCCAAGATAACTTCTTATATTTTGTAAAAAATGTTTGGCCTGATTTTATTTGTAGAACAGATAGGGATCCTGAAAGATGGGGCCACCATCAGCACATAGCTTACGAGTTTACTAAAATCAAAAATGACAGTTCGGGGCGGTTAATTGTTAATATGCCACCGAGACATACTAAGTCCGAGTTTGCTTCTATATACTTTCCTGCTTGGTACATAGGTAACTTTCCAAAAAAGAAAATAATGCAAGTATCACACAACGCAGAACTATCTGCTAGATTTGGTGCTAAGGTTAGAAATTTAATTGACAGTAAGGAGTATAAAGAAATCTTTGGAGATGTTAAACTAAGAGAAGATAGTAAGGCTAAAGGCCGATGGGAGACAAATCACGGGGGTGAATATTTTGCAGCGGGGGTTGGCGGTTCGATCACAGGACGAGGGGCGGATTTACTTATTATCGACGATCCACACACGGAACAAGATTCTTGGTCAGACTCTGCAATGGAGAGAACTTTCGATTGGTATCTTTCAGGGCCAAGACAACGTTTACAACCCAAAGGTTCAATTGTACTTGTAATGACTCGTTGGGCCGAGGACGATTTAACAGGCAGATTAATTAAATCACAATCAGAACCTAAGGCAGATAGATGGGCACATATTTCTTTTCCTGCAGTCTTAGAAGATGACAATCCTGTATGGCCTGAGTATTGGTCAAAAGAAGAATTAGAAAAAGTTAAAGCTTCGTTGTCCGTGCGTAATTGGTCGGCACAGTATATGCAAGAACCTACGTCTGAAGAAGGAGCAATCCTGAAGCGTGAATGGTGGCAACCTTGGAAAGGAGACTTACCTGTTTTAAAACACGTTATACAATCTTACGATACAGCGTTTAGTAAAAAAGAAACTGCGGATTACTCAGCCATTACTACTTGGGGAGTATTCACGCCTCACGAAGGTCAAGCTGATGCGATTATGCTAATAGATGCAATAAGAGGTAAATTTGATTTTCCTGAATTAAAAGCAATCGCATTAGAACAATATAAATATTGGGAACCTGAAACTATCATCGTTGAAGCAAAAGCCACGGGCCAACCCCTAATACAAGAATTACGTCGAATGGGCATACCGGTTATGGATTATGTGCCTTCAAAAGGCAGAGATAAGTTTTCACGTGTAAACGCTGTAGCCCCTATATTTGAGAGTGCACAAGTCTATTTTCCTGATGGAGAGAAATTTGCCGAGGAAGTTATTGAAGAATGTGCTGCCTTTCCCCACGGAGAAAACGATGATTATGTTGATAGCACTACACAGGCTATGTTAAGATACCGACAAGGTTATTACGTTTCAACATACTCTGATGAAGAGGAAATTGAAAAGTATAAAGAAAAGAAGTATATATACTATTAGGAGAACATATGTCAAAAAAATCTAGAAGAAACATTAGGAAAGCTTTAATGGCTGGAGTAGCATTAGCAGGTTTATCTAAACTTGGTGAAAAAGCGGCTCTTACAGAAGATGTATCAAAAGCAAAAGCTATGAAAGCAACCGAAATGAATAAAAGAAGAGTACCGGCTTTTATTAAAAAAAGAGGAGCAGGTATGGGCAAAGCATTTTTACCTAAAGGTAACTTACAAGGGCAAGACTTTGGATTAGATCCATTCGGCCCAGGTATGGGAGCTAAAGCTGGTAAGATGATTAGAGCCAAAGGCGGAAAAGAAATCGTAGGCAAAAAAACAAAATTATATTAATGGCTGAAGTTGATAAAACGATAGAGGAGACGGTAGAAGAAACTACTAGTCCAAATGAAGAAGTCGTATCTGTAGAATTGGAAGAGCAAACTGATGAGAGATCAGATGCTGAGAAGATGAGAGATGCTGCTTCTTTAGAAGCAAGTTTTTACAAAAACATAGCGGAAGACTTGGATGCTGTCGTTTTATCTAACCTGTCCAAACAATTAGTCGACGATTACAAAAGAGATAAAGTTTCCAGAAAAGATTGGGAAGAAGGTTATAGAAATGGTTTAGACTTACTTGGTTTTAAATACCAAGAAATGACAAGACCATTTAAAGGTTCTGCTTCTGTTACACATCCCCTTTTAGCAGA